AGACGATTTAGCATTTGATAAAGCCAATGCGGCCAATATATTAGCCTTCAATACTGGTATAGGCGCAAACGCTTTCGCATCTGCAACCATAGCCGGTGCCAATACAGAGGTAGGTGCAGGTGCTAATCTATTTACATCTGCTACAATAGCCGGTGCCAATACAGCGGTAGGTGCAGGAGCAAATGCTTATACTAGAGCAACCATAGCAGGTGCTAATGCAGCAGTTGGTCTAGGTGCTAACACTTATGCTAATGCAACTTTCGTCAGATTATCGTCAACTACACAAACAATAAGCGGCAATCTTGCTATAACAGGCTCATTAACGGTTGCTGGAAATTCTTTCTCTGTTGATACTGAAACGCTAAGAGTTTCTGATCCTTTGATATTCTTAGCAGGAAATAATTATGCTTCAGATATTGTAGACATTGGTTTTGTCGGTAACTATGTAAATGCTACCGGTTCTAATGTTCGTACAGGTATCTTTAGAGACGCTACAACAAAAGAGTATTATGTTTTTGAAGGATATGACAAAGAACCAGATAGAAATCATATTGATCCTGCAGGTAATAACTTCACAATTTCTGTCTTGAATGCTACACTAAAGACAAGCAATCTTATACTTGGTGGCATTAATGCACTATCTAGAATTGCCGCAGCCCATAGCACTGCCAACGCTGCATTAGCTAATACATCTGGCGTTTCGTTCAATGGTACTTTAAATTTCCCAACAGGCAATGTCCTAGTTGGCCGAACAAATTCTACAATAGGTAACAATGTAAGACTTGATGTTGTAGGTGGCGTAAACGCTTCAGCGTTCTTCATTAACGGTAGCCCAACAAATATTCAGGGTGCTACAGGTGCCCAAGGAACTACAGGCGCTACAGGTGCCCAAGGAACTACAGGCGCTACGGGAAGTCAAGGCGCTACAGGTGCCCAAGGAACTACAGGCGCTACTGGCGCTCAAGGTACAACAGGCACTACAGGCGCAACTGGTTCTACAGGCACACAGGGTGCAACTGGTTCTACAGGTGCCACTGGCTCACAAGGTATTCAAGGTATTCAAGGTCGTCAAGGTACAACCGGCACAACTGGTTCTACTGGTTCACAAGGTACACAGGGTATTCAAGGCAGTACAGCAACTACAGCAACATCTGCATCAAACCTTGCTGCTGGAGCCCCCGGCAAAATTCCTTATCAGGCTGGTAGCGGCTCAACAGATTTCACGGCAGTGGGCACAGCAGATCAAGTATTAACTTCACAAGCAACATTAGCACCAACTTGGCAAACATTAACAACTCTATATGCCGATAAAGCAACATATAATGGTGTAGGAAGTTATGTTTTTGCCTTTTACGGCGGGCAAGGTTTAGCGCAAAATAGTTCTATACTTGGATCGGAACTTGAACCTGCGGGTGTAGGCCATCCAAATCTGATGAGTTCAGATGACTCTCAAGAAACTTTAGGTTTATATATCACTAAAGGCGGCGCCGCTCTTGCAGGCACATGGAGATCCATGGGCCGAGAAAATTATGATGGCGGTGTTACTAATTCTCGTATAACTCTATTTTTAAGAATAGCATAATATAGGTAATTTTAAATGAATTTTAGAAATGCAAAATATACAAAGAATAATTGGATCGATTGTGAGATTGAGCACCCTAAACTTGGTTGGATTCCATTTACATGCAATCCAAGTGATGAAGGCGCAGCATTTGACACAAAAGAACTATTTGATCGAATGGTAGCATCCAAAAAAGTTGCCGCTTATATTCCACCAACTCAAGCAGAATTAGAAGCGAAACAAATAGAAATAGTAAGAGCTAATAGAGACGCCTTATTAAGAGAGTCCGACATTCTAGTTTTTCCAGACCGTTGGTCAACTTATACACCACAAAAACAAGCGGCGATATCACAATATCGCCAAGAACTTAGAGATTTGCCAGAAAATATTGATGACCCCTTCAATGTAATTTGGCCAGTATTAGCAGACATTTAAAGAAAAAGATAGTAAAATGGCAGCATATGTAGAACTTTATATGGACCAAGGTGCAACTTTTAATAATATCATCAATCTCTCAGATGATATTACAAATGCATCTTTAAATATTTCTGGCTATACAGTTCGTAGTCAAATGCGTAGGTCTTATTATTCGACAAACGCATCTGCTAATATAACTTGTATAATTAGTAATGCTGCTAATGGCGAGATTACCATGAGTATGTCGGCAGCTAACACATCAAGTATCAAAGCTGGCCGCTATCTTTTCGATCTTGAAACAGTTGACACCGGCGGTGTTGTGACTAGAGTATTAGAAGGAATAATAACCGTAACTCCAGAGGTCACACGATAATGGGAATTAAAGTTCTAGTAAATTCTACTCCAAGAGATAGGATTTCTATAAATACTCAAAGCAGATCAACTGTAAGAACAATCGGTATTGGTGCTACAACTAAGTTGGCTAGCTTAACTGATGTTGATGCTTCTGATCCTGATAATAACGAAACTTTAGTTTATGACGCCGCAAGTGATACATATGTAATTAAAACTTTACCGGTTGTAAACGGGGGAACTTTCTAGTATGTCAAATACTATAATTCAAATAAAAAGATCGACTGCAACTTCTACTCCTGCAAGTCTTTCAGCCGGTGAACCCGCATATTCATACTTATCCGATAAACTGTTTATTGGTGATTCTACAGGATCAGGCGTAATTGAAATTGGTGGTCGTTTCTATAATAACATAGCAACTCAAGCATACGATTCGGCCAATGCAGCATTTGCAAAAGCTAATACAATTGCAAGTGATGCGGATGAAAAAGCAAACTTGGCCATAATCACAGCAAATGCAGCTTATGATAAAGCAAATTCGGCAAACCTTCTTGCTTATAATACTGGCATTGGTGCAAATGCGTATACGAATTCTATAGCTATAGCTGCTAATTTGTATGCCGAATCTGTAGCTCAAGATGCTACAATAGCTGCTAATTTATATACTGATGCGGCCACCACTGCTGCCAATGCGTTTGCTTCGGCTACGATAGCAGGTGCTAACGCCGCAGTTGGTTTAGGCGCCAACACTTATGCTGATCAAACTTTTGTTAAACTAACAGCAGCAAATCAAACTATCACAGGAAATGTTGCTATCACAGGCAGCATAACTGTTACCGGTAACGCTTTCTCTATTGATACACAAACCCTGAGAGTCAGCGATCCACTTATCTATCTTGCAGGTAATAATTATTCTTCAGATATTGTTGATATAGGTTTCATAGGTAATTATGTTAATGCTACAGGTGCTAATGTTCACACTGGTCTTTACAGAGAACACACCAATAAGCAATATTACTTATTCCAAGGATATTCTCAAGAACCGTTCAATAATCATATTGATCCAACAGGCAATAACTTCACACTTGCGGTATTGAATGCTGATATTGTAACCAGTAATCTAAGGCTAGGCGGCCAAAATACGATTGTATGGATCAATGCGGCATTCGATAAAGCTAACGCAGCCAATCTATTAGCCTTCAACACTGGCATTGGTGCAAACGCTTTCGCATCTGCAACCATAGCAGGTGCTAATACCGCAGTCGGCACAGCAGCTAATAACTTCGCTTCGGCTACTATAGCAGGCGCAAACACTGCTATAGGTGCAGGCGCCAATGCTTATGCTAACCTAGTTTGGTCTAGATCAAATACATACGCTTCTACTGTTGGTACAAGTGCTAATCTTTATGCGGCAGCAGTAGGCACAGCAGCAAACACAAATGCAGCTAATGGTTCTTACATATCTACAGGTGTCGTTAAAGTGGCATACGGCGGTACAGGCCAAACAACATTTACAACAAACGGCGTTTTATTTGGAAACGGAGGCAACGGCCTACAGGTAACAGGAGCAGGCACAGAAGGTCAAGTTCTACAAGCTAATGCTTCTGGTGTTCCAACCTTCGCAATGTTAGACGGCGGAGTTTTTTAAATTAATAGGATAATTTGTAATGGATAATAAGTACATAAATGCTTACGTTGATATCGCTATTGGAACAATTCATGAATATCTAGCAGCCAACATTCAGTTGAAGGCGCAAAATAAATTGGCTAATGATCTTGTTTCTGAAAAAGACAAGATCATTTCTTCTCTACAATCTGATATCTCATCAATGAATAAAAATAATAATGATATGCAGATTCTAAAAAATAGCGCAAAGAACTGGGAAGATTCATATAATGCGATGAAAATAAAAGTTGGTCATATGGAAACTTTAACTAAACAATTGATTGATATGAAGCGAGAAATATTAATTAGAGATGATAAGATTAAAGAGCTAGAAGATAAATTGGCTAAACTAAATAAGAAGGGTAAGAATAAACAAATAGTTGAAATTATACCTGTAACAAAAGAAGATGTGTCTATTCTTACAGATAAAAAACAAATAGAAATAGAAAAATTACCAATCGATGACTTCTAATGGCTAATACAGTAATCGCACTTAAAAAATCAGCAGTACCTTCATCTGTTCCTTCAGACCTAGCAAATGGTGAATTGGCCATTAACTACGCTGATGGTAAACTTTTTTACAAAGCAGCAAATGGTACAATCTCTTCTATCAGCGGAAATGAACCAAACTATTTTGGTACAGTAAATGCTAATAATGTTCTAGTAATCGCTGACACTCCGGGCGATGTGCTTACAATCACGGCAGGACAAAATATTAACATTGTTACTGATGCAGTTAATGATAGAATTACAATTTCTGCATCTGTGGCGCAAGGAACAACTGGTGCTCAAGGTACAACTGGTTCACAAGGAACTACTGGTTCAACAGGCAGTCAAGGCGCAGTCGGTTCACAGGGTTCTACAGGTACTACAGGAAGTCAAGGTGCTACTGGTTCAACAGGCAGTCAAGGCGCAGTCGGTTCACAGGGTTCTACAGGTACTACAGGAAGTCAGGGTGCGATTGGTTCTACAGGTTCGCAGGGAACTACAGGCACCCAAGGTGCTACCGGTGCTCAAGGCGCAACAGGAACTCAAGGCACACAGGGTGTTCAAGGAACAATCGGTTCACAGGGAACTACAGGATCTCAAGGTGCAACCGGCACTCAAGGTTCTACTGGTTCACAAGGCACTCAAGGCGTTCAGGGAACTACAGGCAGTCAAGGTGCTACAGGCGCTCAAGGAACTATAGGATCACAGGGCGCAACTGGTACTCAAGGTGCAACTGGTTCGCAGGGCACAACTGGTTCACAGGGAACTACAGGCAGTCAAGGCGCAACAGGCACTCAAGGCACAACTGGTACTCAAGGCGCAACAGGAACTCAAGGCGCAACAGGCACTCAAGGCACAACTGGTACTCAAGGCGCAACAGGAACTCAAGGCGCAACCGGCGCTCAAGGTGCAACTGGTTCGCAGGGCACAACTGGTTCACAGGGAACTACAGGCAGTCAAGGTACAACTGGTTCTACCGGTACTCAAGGCGCGACAGGTTCACAAGGCACACAAGGTATTCAAGGTGGTGCTGGACCTTCAAACATTATAAATTCAACTAGTGTTACTGTTAATGATACAGTTTTTCCTGTATTTGTGACAGCAACAGGATCAAATCAGACAGCACAATCAGCTCCAGGATTTACATTTAATCCTGCATCAAATACTTTGATTATAGGCACAACTGATATCGTCACTACAATAACATCTGCATTTGCAAAAGCAAACGATGCACTACCGAAAGTTGGCGGCACAATTACAGGTGATCTACAAGTTACTGGAAATCTTAGTGTATCTGGTAATACCACATTTGTAAATGCCGAAAATCTTAGAGTTTCTGATCCACTTCTCTATCTCGCAGGTAACAATTACACATCAGATATTGTCGATATTGGTTTTATTGGCAATTATGTTAATGCTACAGGCGCAAACGTACACACAGGCCTTTATCGTGAACATGAAAATAAGATGTATTATTTGTTCAATGGTTATGATAGAGAACCAGCCAACAATCACATTGGTGCTTTGTCAAATAATATGACGTTGGCCGTTCTTAACGCAGATTTGATAACAAGTAATCTTGTTCTCGGCGGCATCAATGCAATTTCTCGTATTGCAGCCTCTCATAATACTGCCAATGCTGCATTAGCTAATACATCTGGCGTTTCATTCGATGGAAATTTAAATTTCCCAAGTGGTACTGTTAATGTTGGATCTTCAATTGCAGCGGCTCCGGTAAGATTACAAGTCAGAGCGACTACAGGCAGTGCGATACCTTTTAGAATTGCCGGTTCTACTGCCAATAATACTCAGATGCGTTTCTTCGGTAATGGTGCAAATAGAGATACTTGGGCTATAGGTACTGATGTTGCAGCTAACGATGGTACATTAGCATTCGACTTTTATGATGTAGCAAACGGCAATAGAATGCGTATCGATCCTGCGGGAAATGTTCTCATTGGTCGTACTACATCTACAGTTGGTCAAAATGTTAAACTAGATGTTGTTGGTGGTGTTAATGCAGCAGCATTCTTCATCAATGGTAGCCCAACAAACATACAGGGTGCAACTGGTTCACAAGGTACAACAGGCGCAACCGGCACTCAAGGTTCTACAGGAGCCACTGGTTCACAAGGTACTACAGGTTCTACTGGCGCCCAAGGTGCCACTGGCGCTCAAGGCGCTACAGGAGCCACTGGTTCACAAGGTACTACAGGTTCTACTGGTTCACAGGGCGCAACCGGCACTCAAGGTTCTACAGGAGCCACTGGTTCACAAGGTACTACAGGTTCTACTGGCGCCCAAGGCACTACAGGTTCTACAGGCACCCAAGGTTCTACAGGCGCTCAAGGTACTACAGGTTCTACAGGCGCTCAAGGTACCACAGGTGCTCAAGGTGTTCAAGGCCGTCAGGGCACACAAGGTATTCAAGGTCTTGACGGCGGTATGCTCACGGCTGGAACTTATGTTGTTCGTGCTGTTAAAAATGGATCGTCTCAAACTGTTAATAACGGTAGTGATACTGTTGTTACTCTTGTAGATGATTTTGACCCACAAAACTGGTTTGCATCAAATAAATTTCAACCAACTGTTGCCGGTTATTATAGTATTGCTGCTCAGGTTTGGTGGGATGCAGGCGCAGTAACTAATAATCAAACCAACGTACAGATTAGAAAAAATGGAAATACACAGTTAGCAATTAACCAAGACCAAATTGTAACTGGTGCAGGCTATGCACAAAACTTATCCACTATTGTGTATTTCAACGGCACAACAGATTATGTTGAACTTACTGCGTTTACAGGAAACACAACTTCTCAAAATATTAATGGAGCAGCAGGTGGTACATACCTTACTGCTGCACTTTATGCATATGGTCCTCAAGGTACGACAGGTGCTCAAGGCACAACAGGCACAACAGGCGCTCAAGGTGCAACTGGTTCACAGGGAACAACTGGTTCTACAGGCGCACAAGGAACTACTGGATCTACTGGTTCACAGGGCGCAACCGGCACTCAAGGTTCTACAGGAGCCACTGGTTCACAAGGTACTACAGGTTCTACTGGTTCACAAGGTACCACAGGAAGTCAAGGCGCTACAGGAGCCACTGGTTCACAAGGTACTACAGGTTCTACTGGTTCACAAGGTACCACAGGTTCAACAGGTAGTCAAGGTGCAACAGGTACAACTGGTGCCCAAGGTGCCACTGGCGCTCAAGGCACAACAGGTGCAACTGGTGCCCAAGGTACCACTGGTGGTACAGGTGGTACAGGCGCTCAAGGTGCTACAGGTGCCACTGGCGGTACAGGTGGTACAGGCGCTCAAGGCGCAACCGGTACTACAGGCGCTCAAGGTACGACTGGTGCTGCAGGCCCGTCAACAACAATAAATGCTACTGCAACAACGTCCGCTGATACATTTTTCCCTGTATTTGTTACTGCATTAGGTTCGAATCAGATAGCAGCAGGAGCATCGGCACTTACATATGATCCATCAACTGCTGCTTTAGTAGTTTCTGGCGGTTCTATACAAACAGGCAACTTTTTAAATGGAACCTCAACAGCTTTGGCTATTAATGGTAGCGGCGGTACACCAAATTTTCAAAATCATACGATATCAAATTTATTAGCAGCAGCGTCATATGCAGGTTTAAACTGGAGTACAGGTTCTGGCGCGCCAGGCTTTATAATGGGAAAATCTGATGGCGGCGCAGTAGGAACATATAGTACACTCGCAAGTGGTGTTAATTTAGGCGAAATTCGTTGGCTTGCTTCTGGCGCTACTGCATTTCAACAGGCGGCCGCCATACGTGCTAAAACAGCAGCTATAACATCCGATACTTCAGCGGCTGCAACTTTAGTTTTCGAAACATCAGCTTCAGGTTCAGTAGCTCCAACTTCACGCATGGAAATAAATCAACTTGGTGAAGTTTATATGTTTGATGTTTATGCGGACACTGTAGGCGCTACAAATAGAGACTTGTTCATTGATAATACTGGAAAACTTGGCTATGTTTCTTCTATTAGAGCTTCTAAGACTGAAATTCAAGATATGCCAAACATATCTTGGCTATATCAATTAAATCCTGTAACTTTTAAATATAGAAAAAGAGACGAAGAGCAAAATTATACAGATGAAATTGATGGCGGTATACAATATGGTCTAATTGCAGAAGATGTTGAACAAATAAATCCTGATTTAGTTTTCTACGATGAAACTGAAAATGGACTTGAATTACGAGGCATTAATTATAGTATGCTTATAATGCCTCTTATCAAAGCTGTTCAACAGCAGCAATCTATTATAGATAATTTGACGGCCAGAATTGAAACTTTAGAGTCAAATCAACCATAAAATGACGCATATATATTAATATACGTTGATATGGAGTATATTATGAAATCTTTTGCGAAGCTTGTTCTAGAACAAGGCGGCAAACTCAAACCGCTTATTATAGATTCTTTCCTTACTAATGGCACAGGACTATTCAATCCAAGTCTTTTTGTAGATGATGGTCAAATTCATATCAATGTTCGGCATTGTCAATATACTCTATATCATGCTGAGTTGAATAAGCATGAACATCCGTGGGGTCCTCTCCTTTACTTCAATCCCGAAAACGATATCACTCTTACGACAACCAACTATCTTGGACAGCTTGACACCAATCTTAATCTAGCTTGGTCAAACAAAGTTGATACATCTAACTTTGATAAAACCCCACTTTGGGAATTTGTTGGTCTTGAAGACGCAAGATTGGTTAAGTGGAATGATAAGACATATATGTGTGGCGTCAGAAGAGATACAACCACAAACGGCGAAGGCCGAATGGAAATGTCTGAAATTGAAATAACAGATAGAAAGGTGGTTGAAATTTCTCGCTTTCGTGTTCCTGCACCTGGTAAAAACGACTCGTATTGTGAAAAGAACTGGATGCCCATTCTTGACATGCCTTATCATTTTCTCAAGTGGTGCAATCCAGTTGAAGTTGTTAAAGTTGATCCTATCACAAAGTCGTGTGAAACAGTTTATCTAGGAACTGAAAGTTATTTTGATTGGGATTTAAGAGGCGGCGGTCAAGTTATTCCATTTGAGAATGGATATCTTACATTGACGCATGAAACCGATCTTTATACTAGCGAAGCAGGAAGAAAAGATGCAACATATAGGCATCGATTTGTCTTGTGGTCAAAAGATTGGATACCTATTCGTAAATCTGAAAAGTTTTCATTCATGGATGCAAAGATTGAGTTTGCTTGTGGTCTTGCCGAATATAAAGATAACATATTAATAACTTTTGGTTTCCAAGATAATGCTGCTTTTGTATTGAGTTGCCCTAAAAATGTAGTGAAGGATTATATGAATGCTTGATAATTTGATTATTGAATATGTGAAAAATTCAGAAGATCCACAAACAAACTTAGCTCTCGCTAAAGGTTACGAAAGACTCGGTCAAACAGCGGCCGCAATATCTTTTTATCTAAGATGTGCTGAAAGAACAGATGATATCTCTACAGAGTATTACTGTTTGGTAAAAATGGGTCATTGTTTTGAAAAGCAAGGCAATCGTAACTATACAGTCAAGAGTATGTACAATGCAGCAATAGCTATAGATCCAAAAAGACCAGAGGCATATTACTTTCTCTCTAGAAAATATGAAGAAGAAAAGTTGCATTTTGAGTCTTATGCAACAGTTGAAATACCTTTGAGACATGACATCGATCAGATATTTGATCCTGAACTTGGCTACAAAGGTCGATGGATGCTTCTTTTTCAAAAAGCTATCGCTGGATGGTGGCGTGGTCGCGGTATGGAAGCAAGAAAAATTCTACAGTCATTAGTCAATGATTATTGGGATCAAATTGATGATATTCATAGAAAGTCAATTGAGAGTAATATAGTCAACTTAGGCTCTGGACCTTATAGCTATGCATTTCGGATGTATGATGACAGTATGTGGCCAAAGCTTAGATATAAGTTTTCAGGCTCTAAGAGTATTAAGAAAAACTTTTCACAAGTTTATCAAGACTTGTTTATTCTGTCTATGCTCAAAGGTAAAAGAAATGGACAGTTTTTAGAAATTGGCGGTGCTGATCCATGGTCAGGAAATAATACAGCATTACTTGAAACTGAGTTTGGCTGGAAAGGTGTGTCTATTGAATATGATGAAAAGTTTATAGAAAGTTATAAATCGGCTAGACCAAATACAAAAGTTCTACATCAAAACGCACTTACGATTGATTACAAAAAGTTTTTGTCAGAGCATTTTACTGGAAATGTAATTGATTATCTCCAACTGGACATTGAACCAGCAAAGAACACATATGAGTGTATGCTTAAAATTCCTTTTGATGAATATAAGTTTGCTGTCATTACATACGAACACGACTATTACGCTGATGTTACCAGAACTTATCGCCAAAAATCACGAGAGTTTCTAAAATCAAAAGGTTATGTGCTAGTTGCCAATGACATATCACCTGATGGTATTTGTAACTTCGAAGATTGGTGGGTACATCCAGAACTTATAGATCCTGATGTGCTTAGAAAAATGACCGATGTGACTAACGAAGCAAAAGCAGCAACATATTATATGATGTCTGGAAGTGAAAAAGAGGATGTATTTAATATGAGCATTAATAGCAATTATGCAAAACGAGCTTTCATTGTCGATAACTTTTATGAAAATCCTGATAACATTCGTGAGTTTGCTAAACAGCAAGAGTATGTTGATGGTGGTTTAGGCCGAGGTTTTATCGGCAAGCGAACAAAGAACCAATATCTTTTTCCTGGCATCAAAGAAGCGTTTGAAAGCATCATGGGTAAGAAAATAACCAAGTGGAAAGAACACGGTATGAATGGTCGCTTCCAACTTAATATTGCTGGTGAACCTGTCGTATATCATTGTGATGACCAAAGCTATGCTGCTATGATATATCTGACACCAAATGCTCCACCAGAAACAGGCACTTCAACATTCAGGCACCGCGAAACAGGTATTCGACACAAAGAACATCCTCAGATTACCAGTGCTTTTAACTATAAGACATTCTTGGATAAGACCCCATACGATACAGTAGACAAGTTTGGTAATGTTTATAACAGATTGGTCATCTTTGATGCAGGTGCAATTCATGGTGCCAGCGACTATTTTGGCACGGATTTTGACGATGGAAGATTGTGGCACATGTTTTTCTTTGACACGGAATAAATATAAATACCTAAAAAGAGGTATATAAATGTCAACTCCATCTTCCAGAGAACAGCTTAAAGATTGGTGTCTTCGCCAGCTAGGGTTTCCTGTAATTGAAATCAACGTAGATGACGATCAAGTTGATGATCGCATTGATGAGGCCTTTCAGTATTTCCAACAGTTTCACTTTGACGGAGTAGAGCGTTGGTATCTAAAGCACCAACTAACTCAAGAAAATATTGATAATGGTTGGATTCCAATTACAGAAAATATTATTGGTGTGACCCGTATATTTCCAATCAGTTCGTCTAATGCTTCAGTAAATATGTTCGATTTGCGTTACCAATTGCGTCTTCACGAACTTTATGACTTTACTAGCACCTCTTATGTAAATTATGTTCTAACAATGCAACATATTCGCACGTTAGACATGCTATTCTCTGGCGAACAACCAATCCGTTTCAATCGTCACACAGATAAACTCTATATCGATATGAACTGGCCAATGGCTAATGTTGGTGAATGGTTGGTTATTGAAGGTTATATAATTGTTGACCCAGATACGTATTCAGATGTATATAATGATCGTATGCTTAAAAAATTAGCCACAGCTTATATCAAGCGTCAGTGGGGTAATAATATGAAGAAGTTTGGCGGAATGCAATTACCTGGCGGTATCATGATGAATGGTCAGCAAATATACGACGAAGCTGTACAAGAAATTGAAGCACTAGAACAGCAGATTAGAGATACTTACGAAGAACCTCCTCAATTTATTTTAGGCTAATTTAATGGCAACCTCTGTATACTTCAACAATTTCAGTGCTGCAACAATCAATGAACAAAGATTGATGGAAGACGTTATTGTTGAATCAATCAAGATAATGGGTCATGATGTAAAGTATATGCCAAGAGAAGCTTATGACTCGACTGATGATATCATTGGTGAAAGCCCACAAGCTAAGTTCAGTAGAGCATATACAGTGGAAATGTATCTTGCTAACGTTGAAGGTTACGAAGGCGATGGCGACTTCTTCTCCAAGTTTGGTCTAGAAATTCGTGATACTTCTAACTTTGTAATATCAAGAAGAACTTTTGAGAGATATGTACCTTCAACAATAGCCACAAGGCCGCGAGAAGGCGATCTTCTATTTGTTCCTGTTTTAGGTAAGATATTTGAAATCAAGTTCGTTGAAGAAGAGCTTATGTTCTTTGCTTTAGGTAAAAGATCACCTTATATTTACGAACTCCGTTGTGAAGTATTCCGTTATAGTCAAGAAGATTTCCAAACTGGCGATAGCGAAATTGATGACTTGGAAAATAATATTGCTTATACAATTGCTCTAAATCTTGGAGCAGGCTCAGGTAACTATAACATAGGTGAAACCGTATATCAGGGTGCCAATGCAAATACTGGAGCTACAGTTACAGCGCACGTTAAAGACTGGGATAATAATACCAAAATACTTGAAGTAATCAATATTAAAGGCGCATTTGCTGGAGCTACACAAGTCATTGGTAATACTTCTAATGCAATCTACACTGTGACAACATATGACGATCTTGCTGATTTGATTTACAATGATGATTCTGACAATAGAGTCATTCAAACGGAAGCCAATAACTTCATAGATTTAACTGAAATAAATCCTTTTGGTATGCCATAATAGAAAGAAAATAATATGCTATCCAATCAATATTTTTATTATCAGTTAACACGCAAGTATGTTATAATTTTTGGAAATCTATTCAATAACATCTCTATTATTCGCAAAAATAGAGATACAGGTGTTGAAATAGAACGATTTAAAGTTCCTATCGTTTATGCTCCAAAAGAAAAGTATTTTGCCAGACTTAGAGCTGACCCAGAACTAAACAGGCCTGTGCAAGTTATTTTGCCTAGAATGTCGTTTGAGTTAGTTGGATTCAACTATGATGCATCCCGCAAACAAAACAGTTTATTGAGATCCGCTAAGGGTAATACATCAACTAGAGTTGCCTCCCAATATATGGGTGTTCCATACGACTTAAATTTTGATCTACAAATTTATGCTAGAAACGTAGATGATGGTACACACATAGTAGAGCAGATACTACCTTACTTTACTCCAGATTATACCATTTCTGTTGATGCAATGCCTGAGATTGGCTTCATAAAAGATATTCCAATTATATTGAACAATGTCAGCAATGTAATTGAACATGAAGGAAACTTTGACGCTGTTCGTTTTGTTTCATGGACTTTAAGTTTTACGATTAAAGCACATTACTACGGCCCGATTAGCACACCAAAGATCATCAAAAAGTCTATTACTAATATCTATAACGATCCGGCTCTTGATGCAGGTAATATTGTTAGAATTAATACAGGATCAGGCAATAGTGGCACTTTCAAACTAGATGATGTTGTCTATCAAGGCATTAATTATGAAACAGCTACAGCATATGGTCGTGTTATAAATTGGAATCCAGATAACGGTCGAATAGTTATTGGTGGCGCACAGGGTCAATTTAAAGTGAACTCGACAATCAAGGCAGTATCAACAAACGCATCTTATAATGCAATTAGTTTTGTTGCTACACCGTTGCTTCTTGCAAATGTGACGATTGTTCCTGATCCAGAGTCAGCATCACCTGGCGATGATTATGGTTATACAACAACAATTACAGAATGGCCTGCAACTGAATGAAAAATGATCCTTTAAATGATGCACTTGGTATTGAGAATGCGGTAGAGATCATTCCGCCAAAGAAAGAAGAAATTATAGTTAATACTCCGCATGAAACAAATGATGCAGATGCAGACTATAATCTATCTCGCAGAACTTTTCGTGACTTGATAAACAAAGGCAATCAAGCTGTGGAAAGTTTGACTGATTTGGCTAAAGAATCGGAATCTCCACGCGCATACGAAGTTCTAGCCACGATGATGAAAACCATAGCTGACACTACAAAAGACCTATATGACCTACAGAAGAAAACAAAAGACCTTAAAGATAATGGCAAAAAAGAAGAAACGACTGTGACAGTAGAAAAAGCTGTATTCGTTGGCAGCACAGCCGAATTGCTTCAAAGGGTGAAAGAAGAGAAAAGACAAAGTGAGTAAAGGTTACAATAATAATCCAAATCTTCCAAAAGAAGATTATAAACACGCTTTCTCTCAGCAAGAAATTGATGAATTTGTAAAGTGTGCAAATGACCCTGTGTATTTTGCAACCACATATATGCGTATTATCAACGTTGATCGTGGTCTTATGCCATTTGAGATGTGGGATTTCCAGAAAGATATGCTAACATCTTTCCATGAAAATCGCTTCTCTATATGTAAACTTCCGCGTCAGGTTGGTAAGACCACAACTAGTGTTGCATATTTACTACACTATATTCTCTTTAATGAGAATGTCAATGTAGCCATTCTAGCCAACAAAGCCGCTACGGCCCGTGAAATTATGAGTAGGCTTCAATTGGCGTTTGAGTATTTACCAAGATTTCTGCAACAAGGCGTTAAAGAATGGAATAAGGGTTCTATCGAACTCGCTAATGGCTCTCGCGCACTGGCCGATTCAACATCTGGTAGCTCTGTTCGTGGTCGTTCGTTTAACGTAGTATTCCTTGACGAGTTCGCGTTCGTTCCGAACAATATCGCAGAAGCATTCTTCATGTCTACCTATCCTACGATTTCTTCGGGTGAAACGACAAAGGTTATCATCGTTTCAACGCCAAACGGCATGAACTTGTTCTATCGTATGTGGACCGAAGCGATTGAGAGTCGCAGCGATTATGAACCAATTGAAATTCACTGGAGCATGGTGCCAGGTAGAGATGAGAAGTGGAAAGAACAGACAATTCGTAACACTTCGCCTGATCAGTTCCGTCAAGAATTTGAGTGTGAGTTTATCGGTTCTACAAATACTCTCATTCATCCAGTCAAGCTACGTTCTCTAGTGTGGCATACTCCTGTAGAGACTGAAGGTAAATTAAAGATTTATAGAAAACCCGAAGCTAGCCGAACTTACTGTATGACAGTGGATGTAGCCGAAGGCCAAGGTTTAGACTATTCTACTTTTTCTGTCATAGATGTAACCGAAATACCTTACATTCAAGTGGCTACTTTTAGAGACAATGAAATACCTCCGATGATGTTTCCCACAAAGATTGTGCAAGTTGCAAAAGCATATAATGAAGCCTTTATTCTAGTAGAAATTAATTCCATCGGACTTCAAGTCTCTGATATTATTCATAATGACTTTGCATATGAAAATCTAATCAAGATTGAGATGAAGGGCAAGCAGGGCCAGCAGCAGTCGCCAGGATTCAAAAAGAAGATTGCCTTTGGTCTAAAAACGTCCAAGCAGACTAAGATGATAGGTTGCACCAACCTTAAAACTCTGGTTGAAAATGACAAGCTAATCATTAACGATGAACAGACCATCACCGAATTGATAACCTTTTCAGCGGATAAACAAAGTTTTAAAGCTGAAGAGGGTAACAATGACGATTTGGCGATGACTCTAGTGCATTTTGGTTGGTTAACCAGCCAGAGATACTTTAAAGAAAATATTCAAAATGATATCAGACAGACTTTACAAAAAGAGCTATTTGATGTCATGGATCAAGATATTGTACCTTTTGGTGTGATATCTGGTTATCAAGGTGAAGCTGACGATATGTACGAAATTGATAGTAATGGAGACTTGTGGTTTGACGATAGGAGTAAAAGATATCCATTTGATGACTTGAATATTCGCGGAAAACTGTAAAAATCTAAATAATTAACAAGAATAAAATAGTCACCATTCTACTATTATAAGGAGAAAAAGATATGGCATTTCAACTATCTCCAGGCGTAAATGTCTCTGAGATTGACCTGACAACCGTAGTACCAGCAGTTGGAACAACTGAGGGTGCGATTGTCGGTGAATTTTCTTGGGGCCCTGTCAATGAGATTCGTACAATTTCAAGTGAAGTAGAGTTGGTAAACACTTTTGGTAAGCCAAATAGTGACAACTTTACAGACTTTTTCACGGCAGCTAACTTTCTATCATATGCTCGTAACCTAAAGGTTGTTCGTGCTGTAGCTAACACTGCATTTAATGCGGCAGCAAATACTTCGGGAGTTTTCATCGAAAACGAAATCGATTATCTAGAAAATCACTCAAACGGCGCAAACACTAACGGTATGTGGGCAGCTAAGTATCCAGGCACACTTGGAAACTCATTAAGCGTTTCTATTTTTGCTGGTCAAAATTCAACTTCATTCGACGGTTGGATATACAATGGTTTCTTTGATAATATTCCTGGAACATCGGCATATGCAGCAGACAAAAACTTCAAGAACGACGAATTACACATTGCAGTTATTGATAGCAGCGGACTCATCACTGGAACAGCTAATACTGTAATCGAAAGATTTGCTGGTGTATCAAAAGCTTCAGATGCAAAGTTAGAAGATGGATCAAGCAATTACTATAAAGATGTAATTAACAGCAGATCAAGATATATCTGGTGGTTGGCTCATCCTGATGGTGGCCTTGGTGCAACTCTAAGCTCAAATAATTGGGGTCAAGTTTCAAGTTCTGGTCTTACTTACGGCTCTTCGAATACTGCTTATACTACACAATTATCAAGCGGAACATTAGTTTCTCCAACAACATCTGACGTTGTATTATCATATGATAAGTTTAAAAATGCAGATGAAGTTGATGTTTCTTTGGTTATGACTTCTGATCATCCAACAGCAGTTGTCCAACACGTAATCGATAATATCGTAGAATTCCGTAAAGATTGCGTAGCATTTGTTTCTCCTAGAAGAGCAGACGTTGTAAACAGTGGTGGAAATGAAGCTGAAGATTGCGTTTCATATAGAAACGATACACTCAATCGCTCAACATCATATGCTATGATGGACTGTAACTGGAAGTATCAGTACGATAAGTATAACGACACATATCGTTGGGTACCATTGAATGGCGACATCGCAGGCCTATGCGTAAGAACAGACTTCGAACGTGATCCATGGTTCTCACCAGCCGGCTTCAATCGCGGTCAAATTCGTAACGTAACTCGTCTTGCTTGGAATCCAGATAAGACAGATCGTGACGAACTTTACAAGAATGGTATCAACCCAGTCGTTTCATTCCCAGGTGAAGGAACAATTCTATATGGTGACAAGACAATGCTTTCTAAGCCATCAGCTTTTGATCGCATCAATGTTCGTCGCTTGTTTATCGTTCTAGAAAAGGCTATCGCAAGAGCAGCTAAGTTCTCTCTATTCGAATTCAACGATGCTTTCACTCGCGCACAGTTTGTTGCTCTAGTTGAACCATATTTGAGAGACGTTCAAGGTCGTCGTGGTATTTTCGACTACAGAGTAGTTTGCGACGAAACAAACAATACTCCAGAAGTTATTGACCGTAACGAATTTATTGGCGACATCTATGTCAAGCCAGCACGTTCGATCAACTTTATCCAGCTTAACTTCGTAGCCGTAAGAACTGGCGTAAGCTTCGATGAAGTTGTAGGTAGGTTCTAATAATGAGTTATAAGGGCGGAAGAAATTCCGCCCTTTCAAAAAATTTCATAAATAGAAAAGAATAATCAGGAGTAAAATTAAATGCCTTTCAATATTCAACAGTTTAGGTCAGCAATGGTTTTGGACGGTGCCCGTCCAAATCTATTTGAATGCCGCATGACTTTTCCTGAGATTGCCGCAGCGGCCGCAAGAACAGGATCTGACGGACTTGGCATTGCTGAACAATTTACATTTTTCTGCCGCGCAGCACAGTTGCCTGGCTCAACAGTAAACGCTATTCCAGTACCATACTTTGGTCGTGAATTAAAGTTTGCTGGTAACAGAACTTTCACAGAATGGACAGTCACAATCATAAACGACGAAGATTTCAAGATTCGTAACGCTATGGAATTGTGGATGAATGCTCTAAACTCTCACAGAAACAACTTGAGAAACGCAGCATTTATTAGCCCATCTGATTATCAAAGAGATGCACACGTTATTCAGTACGGTAAAGCTGGAGAAGCACTAAAGTCTTATAGCTTTATCGGTATGTTCCCAATTGATATTTCTCCAATCGAACTTGATTGGGGTGCAAATGATACTATTGAAGAATATGCAGTAACATTTTCTTATCAATGGTGGGAATCTACAGTTGGCGATTCAAACGGCACAGGTCTTTCTCCGCCAACTCGTAACGTATCTATCATCTAAGGCACACATATATATTAGGGGTAACAAAACCCCTAATATTATGTCTTTTTGGAGAAAAGTTCTGTGGCAATAAAACTCTTTGGATTTGAAATCAACCGTAAAAAGTCTGAGCAAGAAGACGAACGTAATAAAACGTTTGCTTTACCTCAGAACGATGACGGCGCTGTAACCATTCAATCTGGTGCTTATTATGGCACTTATGTAGATTTGGATGGTGTTGTTCGTAATGAAATAGAACTAATCACCAGATATAGAGAAATGTCAATGCAGCCTGAAATTGAGGGTGCAATTGATGATATCGTAAATGAAGCCATTGTTAATGATGATAAGGGAAATGGTGTTGAAGTAAACACCGATGAACTGAAACAATCTGATCAAATCAAGAAAAAAATTAGAGATGAATTTGAATATGTTCTCAAGTTACTAAATTTTGGTAATATGGGCCATGATATTTTTCGTCGTTGGTACATAGACGGAAGATTGTTTTATCATCTAGTCTTGGATGAAAAAAATCCTAATAAGGGAATCCAAGAAGTTAAGTATGTTGATCCGAGACGTATTCGTAAAATCCGCGAAATTCAAAAGGTAAAAGATTCTACTACAGGAATGGAAGTCATCAAGAAGATGAACGAATATTACCTCTATAATGAAAGAGGTGTTATTGGCGCACATTCTAATCTTGGAACCAAGATCGCAGTAGACTCTATTGTAAACGTAAATTCTGGTCTAATGGATTCAAAGAGAGCGATGGTTCTCTCATATCTACATAAGGCCATCAAGCCTCTCAATCAGTTAAGAATGGTTGAAGATGCTACAGTTATCTACAGACTTTCTCGCGCGCCTGAGCGCAGGGTATTCTATGTTGATGTTGGTAATATGCCAACGATAAAGGCTGACCAATATCTTCGTGATATCATGGTCAAGTATCGTAACAAACTTGTATATGATTCTAGTACAGGCGAAATCAAAGATGATCGTAAGCATCTTTCAATGCTAGAAGACTTCTGGCTGCCACGTAGAGAAGGTGGTAAAGGCACAGAAATCACAACTCTTCCTGGTGGTCAAAATCTTGGCGAACTAGAAGATGTAAAGTATTTTGAAAAGAAGCTATACAAGTCTCTTGGTGTTCCTATCTCTAGATTAGAACCTGCACAAGGATTCAGTCTTGGTAGATCAACCGAAATCTCTAGAGATGAATTGAAGTTTGGTAAGTTTATCGACAGACTTCGTAATAAGTTCTCTACTCTTTTTGATGACATTCTTCGTGTTCAGTTGGTACTAAAACGTATTTGTACCGAAGAAGAATGGAACGAATTTAAAGAGAATATTTACTACGACTTCATGAAAGATAACAATTTCACTGAACTCAAAGAAGCTGAAATTTTACTTAACAGAATGGGTGTGCTTCAAATGGTTGACCCATATGTTGGACGTTATTACTCTAAAGAATGGGTTCGTCGTAATGTTCTAATGATGGATGACGAAGATATTGAAGAAATTGATGAGCAAATTGCCAATGAACAGGCTACAAATGCTCCTGTAGATGAGGTGGGTGATGCATCTCAGATGCAGGCACCAGCGCCGACACCAAATATTATTCCGCCTACTCCACAAGAATCTATGATGCAGCAATATATGGCTCAACAAGGTGCTGCGACTGAAGAAATGCCGGTTCAAGATGGTACAGGTAAAGATCAGATGGATCCTTTAGAAATGGGACAAACAAAAAGCAGCAGACGCTTTGTAAATAATACATTGGAGCCAACTAGATAATGTTGAGATATGATCAATTCCTTAGTGAAACTTTAGCTGATGAAGTTAAATCAGAACCAAAAACAAATGCTTCTAGAGAAGCAAGACAACTTGGTTTGACATATGTAGGTTTTGGTCGATATGCTAACGATAAAGGCCAAGTTGCTTATATTGTAGACAACGATAGACTTGTTCCATATAAAAGCCGTGAAGAAGTTCAAAGTTCATGGAATAAAAATGGTGTAGATAAGTCTGAAGTTGCAGTTTATAATAACAGACAAAATGCAGATACTAAAATAGTCAGTGAAAAAGATAAAGAAACGCAGGCTTTGAATTCTGCTTTATATAATTTCTATAAGCCAAATATGTTTAACAATGAAGAACTTAATGCCATTAGTGAATACACTGCTGATGCATATGAGTATGTAAACAGTTACCTATATAAAGGTCATGATAAAGGCACTACTGCTGATCAAGACCAATACATCAACAGACTTATCGCGGCACTAGATTCGTCATTTGAAGATACCGAAGCACCATTTCCATATACGGTTTATTCAGGTCTAAGTTCTAGGTATAAACCAAGTAAGCTCAAACAGGGCAGTGATTATATTTTTAGAGGTTATGTTTCAACATCCATATCTTTTGGAACAGCAATAGATAGTTTTTCCGATTCTGATTGGACAGATTCACCAGTTGTATTACAGATCGAAATTGATAAAGGTCAAAAATCAATTTATGTTGATCCTATATCTTCAAATCCAGGAGAAGGCGAAACTTTATTGCCAAGAGGATCTAAGATTAAGATTATGTCTGGGCCACACTTAATAGATGACACTATTATTAGTAATAATCCTCGTGGCTCTAAGATTCATTTATTCCACTGTCAACTCGTAGAAGATGTATAAATATACCAACAGAAATTTGGAGAAAAACAAATGAGCGTAGAAAAGGCTATTACTAATATTCTAGAAAGAAATCTAGATGAAATGCGCGCCAATTTTTCGTCAGCATTGTCTGAAAAGGCAGTAATGAAGCTAGATGAAAGAAAAGCTGAAATTGGCAAGTCATATTTTGGTATGGGCAAAAAGGACTAATTAATATGAAGAACATC